ATTCCTATTTCAAGAGAGTTAGGTATCTTAGCTTTTTTATATTGAGGGGTGCAACAAGTGTAATCGTGTCCGTATTTTATAGCCATTTTAACTTTTAAATTAGGGTTAGTTACCTCTCTAAAAGTAAACATAAAAAGATATGGTGCAAATATATTATAGTTATTTGCTCCACCTTTTTTACCTTTTGATATATTCCAAAATTGTTTTTTATATTCTAATTGTTCAGGTCCTAAAACGTGAACACGAAAAGGCATTAAGTTTTGTTTTGATGGTGATAATTCAAAAGTTTTATTAACTAAACTTTTAATTAAATCTTTATCTGGTATGTTGGCTTCATCATATTGTCGGACTTGCCATCTTGTTTTATATATTTCCTCAATAGTCATATACATATTTATATAAATATCCGTATGGTTATAAATGATGTAAAGAAGTTGTTTGATAATACCGACCACGAACAAAAAGAATTGGGTTGGTACGAATTTGATTTAGCTGAAGTTGGTCTACCATCAGCCGAAGAAATCTTATCAGGTGTAGAAAAGATAAAAGATAAAGTTGGTCTTCAAGGTTGGAGAACCAAAAATTTTACAAGTGAGAGATATAAAGGTTTTGGTATCACACACAATCCTACATTTTTTGATAAAGATGAGAATATCTATCATCAAGTTTGGGGCTCAAACTTATGTGACCAATATTTTGGTAAGAAAGATGGTACAGGCGACCATACTCAAATAAAAGACACATATTACGACACATTTGGTTTTAGAAAAATTGATAGTGTTATAAGTGATAATTTGTCAAATCTACTAGACAAATTTAATTTTCATATTAGTAGAAGTAGAGTAGCATACTTATATGGTTATGGTCAAGAACCTAATAATGAGGGTTGGCACGTGGATGAACCACCTTGTCAATTATTAAGAGTTAATATACCTTTACAAACTGGTGATGAATATGTTTTACAATGGGACGATAAGACTTATCATTTAGAAGTTGGCAAGGCATATATCTGGAATACTAGAAAGCCACATAGACCAGCTTATATAAAAAAGGTAGAAACAAAAGAACCTAGAATAAATGTTGTTTTAGGATTGACACCTTGGTTAAACTATGATGAAAAGAATGATAAATATAGCAAGAATAAATATTTTGGCAAACCTATAAAAGAAATAGTTGAGGAAAAATTATGGCTAAAAGAGTAAAACTAATACAACAAAGACCTAATTCAGATGTTGCCTGGCACAATGCTTCTGATGAGTTTAAAACACTCAAAGAAACTTATGTATCTGCCGGCAAATTAGATGACCAAGGTGGTGTTGTATCTGGTAGCGATTTAATTAAAACTTGGACTTTAGTGTTCCCTAATGATGATAACTACACCGAGTTTTTAAATGAACCTGTGAGATTGACTTATTATAATGATATGCAGCTTTATAACGAACAAAACGGAATCTCGGACAGCATAGACATACAAGAAATTTAAAATGCTACCTGACAATATCGGTGATTATCAGGTATTTGACAAGTTTAATGGTCAAGAGTTATTACCTGAATTAAGTTTATTATTAAATAAGTTCTCTGAAACAGACGACAAACTCCATAAAAACTACAAAGATATAAACTTTAACGAATTTGAAAACTATACTATAATAACTTATAACAATAGTATAGTATCTTTTTCTTCTATCTTGCAAAGAGATATATGGAAGAAAAATACCGTTCGTATATTTAATAGATTTTGGAGAAACAAAAAATTTAAGTGGGTAAATCCTACTTTTGGTATACTATCTAAACTAACTTACAATCATCAAATCAAATATGCAAAAGATAATGGTTATGATTTTGTGTTTCTTTCAACAGAAAAAACACCTAGACATTTTACTAGATGGCTAGAACAAGCAAATGAGTATGATGGTGGTTGGATATATTGTGATGATAAGAAACGTGTTTGTAGTGGCAGTCCTGACAAATGCGTTCAATGGATAATATATAAAAAAATTAGTAAGACTACCGAGTCTTTTCCTCTATAAAAGGTAAAAATATAATACTAGGGTCAAACTCTTTTTTAGTTTTTGCAAAACTATAATTTCTAGTATTAACGTGATGATTATTATGTAATGCTTGACCCCAAGTAATTAAACTTAACAAAGGTATATTCATAGCATTATCTTTTGATTTAGTATTTTTATAACCAATAGTTCCTAAATGACATATACTATTTACAAGTGCCTCTTGATGATAAGAAAAGGCAGCTGGTATTGCCCAAAACCATAACATTAAATTAAAATCAACTAAACTTAAAAATATAAAAGTAGACCATACAATATATGTGTAGTTTCTATTTAAGTATAAATGCCATTTATCATTTCTTAAATCTTTTATTACTTTCATATTAATACGACCTAATCTCTTATTGTGTATCCAACCAATATAGGAGTGCCAAAATCCGTGTTTAGGACTATGAGGGTCTTTATCAGTATCAGCGTGGCTGTGGTGCATACCTCTATGTACGGCTGCCCACCATAGTGGACTGCCTTGAACACATAAACAAGATAATGCTAGTAATGGTTTTTGCAAATACTTTTTTAATTTAATTGCTCTATGACTTACAACTCTATGTAAGATTACTGCTGAGCCTAAACCACAAAAGATTACCCAACCCATAAACAAATATAACCAATTAGGTGTCGTAAATAATACACCTAATAGTGCCAATATTTGCACAGGCCAAAATACTAACCATAAATTGATTGTACTTTTATTCATTAATAACCGCCTTCATTTTCTTTAATGTGTTCTAAAAATGGTGATATTTTAAAATCTGGTGTTAAACGACCTCTAACTGAATTTGTATTATCATCAAAGCCGTCATCAACACCTTCCCAATTTGTAATGTTTATTCTATATTTATTGTACTTATATGAATAACTATATTGATTGTCTTCTAGTATATTACCTTGACTAAACTTACTTTTAACTAAAGTTTTTAATTCATCAAAACTATAATTCTCATCTTTACCTATCATATAACGACCAACTTGGCCTACGTTTCTAAACTCAAATGAAGTGCCTGCTTTATAATTAAAAGTGTTCATACTAGCTTTTATTTTATCTATAACTTCTTCATTCATACCTTTTATTATAATAGTGCCGACAGATATTCTTAATCTTAATTTTAAAGCATTTTGAAGAGTTATCATTTTTTTAGTTGCACACTTCATTTTATCTGTAATCTTATAAATGTTATCATTATCCCAACCAGTCATACTCAAATAAACCGTCTTTAATCCAGCGTTCTTTAGTTTTGAAAGATAATTAAAACTAGATGTTCTTAAACCATTAGTGGCGATAGTTGTTCTATGACCTAGACTTGTAGCAACTTCTATTAATTCTGGCAAGTCTTTATGTAAAGTAGGCTCACCACCTATAAATCTAAATTCAGTAGGTTGACCTACCTTTTTAAAAAAGTCTATTAGTTTGTCTTTAGGTAAGTCTGGCAAATCTCTATTAGGTAGATAACAATTTGCACACTCCATATTACATCTATGAACAATATCGCAATATATATTTTTAAAAGGATTGTTTTCAGGTTCGTATTTTATCATATAAGTTGATTGCTCAAATATAAATTTTTAATTTTATTAAAGTTATCATAATCATCAATAAAACTAATACTTAAAATGACTCTATCGGACTCGGAAAGATTCTCAACTCCGTGAGGCTTGCTAGTATCTAAACACGCCGGCTGATTGAGATTGAATCTCATAGTTTCAACTACATCATAATATCTTTTAGCGTCAACAGACATTTTCTTGCCATCAACTTGAATATTAGGATTTTCATAATCACCTTTAGATTCATAAAATATTGTATGTTGGTCATTATTAGTATTAATAGGTAAATTAATTGCTACATTTCGTTTATCACTATGAGCTGCAACTTTACCCCCTGCTATTGTTTTAAAAAACTTTACGTTTTCTATAATCTCTGGTCTTTTAAATTGATTTACAATATTACTAATACCCGATAAATCGGCATATTTTGTATGTAAACTTGTAAGGTCAGTAGGACCATATAAAGCCCAATCATTATTATTATTTAAATAATAATCATTTAACTCATCTTTATTAAATTTTATTTCTGGTATATAAAAAAACATTATTGTATTGTCAGCTTTGAATAGTCAAATGCTATTCTATGCAAGACCCTTTCTTTCATATTGTTAAATTTGTGTCTCTTATGAATACTTAACCATTGTTCACTTAATACAATATCACCATCTTGCCAATGATGGTCATATCTAAACTCATCTTTTAGTATATGATTTTTTAAAGTGTTAAATGTTTCATCATCTAAACCACCAAATACTTGTAAAAAAGGAAAGTATAATCCTGTTTTTTTAGCGTCATTAGTATGTACTAAATTAAATGGTCTATCTTTAGCGTGATGTTCTTTAAAAAATTTACTAGGGCTATATGAGTTAACTTTATAACCTAGTGTAATTTTAGTATTCTTAATCTTCTCTTTTATATCTTCAGTTAGATTATTATAAGATTCTATGTTATTAATCCAACTTGTAATACTACCTTTTGTGCCTTCAGCACCGTATAACCATATCAATGGTTTTCTTTCATAATTACTGGCCTGGTTGGCGTGCCAATCTAAAGCTGAAGTATGACCAAATAGGCCTTCTTCACCTCTTTCATTTTTTTGGCCGGTAACTCTTAATACACCGTCTGTTAAAGATATGTCTTTTGCCCTATCGGTATCAGTAGATTGATAAGTTCCAATATGGCTACAAAAACGTATCTGGTCTTCAGGTGTTAATTTTTGATTTCTTATTACAACAACCATATGTTCCAATGTAAGATTGGCAATATGATGTGCTTCTTGTTTGTCTGATTTTGAAATATCTATATCTGTTATTTCAACAGCCCAATTATTTAAATATCGCATATTCATTATATTTTCTCCGGTATCTACTAGTATTTATGATATAAATAATAACATAGAAGGAGAAAATTGAAATGATTACAATTGATGGTAAAGAATATGACGAGACTAAATTTAGTCCCGAATTACAGAATTATTTGGTAGTAAGACAAGAAATTCAAGTGAATAAAACTAGATTGACACTAGAAATTGAGAAAATTGACGTTTTGACTAAACACTATAATTCAAAAATAGTAGAATTACTTAAAAACGAAAAAATAGAAGAACCTAAAGTAGAAGAGAAAAAATAGATGGCGGCCATAGCTAATTTGCAAATAGACCAAGGTGCTACGTTCACCTCGGATGTAACCGTTAAAGACGCAAACGGCAACCCATTTAATCTTGCAGGATACACAGCAAGAGCCAAATTAGCCAAAGGCTTCGCCTCTACAAGAACACGTCAAGATTTCACAACAACTATTGCTTCAGACGCAGCTTCTGGAGTGGTAACCCTATCCCTATCGGCAACACAAACAGCAGCTCTTGAAGATACTAGATACGTATATGACCTAGAAATTCAGACTGGAGATGTGGTGACAAGAGTAATTGAAGGTGTCATAAACGTAAGACCTCAGGTAACTACTTAAAATTCTAGTTCATTTTTGTTATAAATATAGTAAAGAGAGGGAGTTTTATGCCTGATATTACAGCAAAAATTAACGTAAATACAAGTGCCGGTCCAAAAAAAGTTTCAGTAACCTTACCCTCGGCTCAGGCAGCTGGGAACAGCACTTTACAATTAAAATTATTAGGTGACGTTGACACAACAGAATTAGATGATGGTGCTTTATTACAATACAGAGCTTCTGATGGAAAATTTGTAACCAGAACAGAAATAGTAACCACAACAGGAACGCTCTTATTTAATTGTGGTAACTTTTAGGAATAAAATATGGCAACTATAATTCAGATAAAACGAAGTTCATCAGCTTCAGCGCCGTCAACACTAAAACAAGGTGAATTAGCTTTAACATACGGTGCAGGTACTCAAGGAAACTTGGGTGACAGATTATTCATAGGTACAGGCTCAGTAGATTTAAACGGTGACGCAACTAGTATTGATATTATTGGCGGTAAATATTTTGCCGACCTTAACGACCACGCTCACGGTACGTTAACAGCAAACTCAACAATCATTGTTGACTCAAACAAAGCAATAGACGAATTCATTGTTGGTAATGCAGCTACAACCGGTGGTGTAATTAAATTTAACGAGGGTACTAATAACGGTTCAAACTTTGTTGCCTTAAAAGCACCTAACGATACAACTGCTTCAACAACATTCGTATTACCGAACGGAGATGGTACAGCAGGTCAGTTTATGAAAACTGACGGTTCAGGTAATTTATCTTTTGAAACAATCTTTTCAAACATTGATTTAGCAGGTGATGTAGGCACAGACACTTATAATACAAATGAGACTTTGACATTTACAGGTGGTACTGGTATTGATTCAGCAATTACAAACAATCAGGTTACTTTTAATATTACAAACTCTGGTGTTGACACTAATCAAATAGCTGATGACGCAGTTACCAATGCTAAGTTATCAACAAATGGTGAAACTATTTTAGGTAACTCAACATTAACTTTAGGTTCAACAACAACTGATATTGGTGGTTTAACTTCATTAGTTGTAGATGACATCACAATTAATGGTCAAACATTATCAACAGGTACAGCAAACAAAGATATTAATATCAATCCACACGGTACAGGTACGGTAAAAGTTCCTAGTGGTTACGAAGATAGAAGTGGTTTTGATAGTCAATCATTAGCAAACAAAGCATACGTTGACCAAGTTGCTCAAGGTTTAGATACTAAACCATCTTGTAGAGTAGGTACTACTGCTGACTTATCAGCAACATATAACAATGGTACAGCAGGTATTGGTGCTACACTAACTGCTAATTCAAATGGTGTATTATCAATTGACGGAATTACTTTAGTTGCTGACGATAGAGTTTTAGTTAAAAATCAAACAACAGGTAGTGAGAACGGTATTTACGTTGTTTCAACCGTAGGTGACGGTTCAACTGCTTTCGTATTAACAAGAGCAACTCCTGAAGACCAACCATCTGAATTATCAGGTGGCGCTTTCGTATTTGTTGAAGAAGGTACTACTCAAGCAAATAACGGTTATGTGTTTACACACACAGGTGCTCCAACTTTTGGTACAACTTCTTTAGATGTTGCACAATTTTCAGGCGCAGGTCAAATTGACGCCGGCGCAGCTTTAAGTAAATCAGGTAATAGACTTGATGTTGAAGTAGATAACTCTTCAATTGAAGTAGCTACAGACGCATTAAGAGTTAAAGCATTAGGTATTACAGACTCTATGTTAGCAGGTAATATTTCATCTAGCAAATTAACTGACCCATTATATTTTACAGACGAATCTTCAACGCAAGGTAACGTAAGATTAGGTGGTGTTTTAGAGTTCTTAGCAGGTGAAGGTATGAACACAACTGCTTCAGGTAACACTTTAACAATTACAGGTGAATTAGCAAGTACATCAAACATAGGTGTTGCTAAATTTACAGCAGATAACTTTTCGGTAACTTCAGGTGAAGTTGAAATTTCAACGGTAGACGGAGGAACATTCTAGTGTTTAAAGTTATTAAGAAGTTCTTTGATAGTGTTGTTAAATCATATATGCTTGAAGATAAACCTAAACAAAAGGCTGTTTCTCTTGCAGATTTAGAATACAAAACAAAAAAAGAATTAGAAACTATCGGTAGAAAAATCGGTATAGAATTAGATAGAAGATTAACTAAACAAAAATTAATTAATAGAATAAAATATAAGGTTAGAAATAAAAGATAATGACAACCGTAATTAAACCAAAACGTTCATTTACCCCTTTAGCCATACCAGCTGCTTCAGCACTTGAAATCGGCGAATTGGCTATGAACGCCTCTGACGGTAAGTTTTATACTAAACTAACAAATGGTACCGTTAAAGAATTGGGTGGTGCTGGTTCTGTAATTTTACAAGACGTTACCACTAACGGTAATATCACTACAAACGATATTATACTTAACGGTTCAGACCTTATATTTGAAGGACTATTAGAAAACGCTTTTGAAACAACTTTAAAAGTTGTTGAACCTACAGCCGATAATGTTATTAGATTACCAAACGTATCTGGTGATGTTATCACAACTGGAAATTTAACGAAAGACGGTACTACATCCGGTGACCCATTGACTGGTGAAGGTGACGCCATTGCTTTTGCAATTGCTTTAGGAGGATAATATGGCTTCAGTATTTAAAAATGCAGGTATACAATGTGGATTAGTAGATGACGCAACGGCTGATGTCTATACAGCACCCTCTAACGCTAGAGCCGTTTTACACGCAGTTAACGTTTCTAATACGGCAGCCCTCTCTGCCGAAAAGGTTACAATCAAAGTATCCGTTGATGGTGGTACAACTTTTAGAAGTGTGTTGACAAATGGTGAGGTTCCACCATCTGATACATTGCAGTTAGATAAGCCAATTAACCTTGAACCTAATGACAAAATTAGAATATATGGCACATCTAATACTCTGGAATGTTTTTTGTCAATTTTAGAATTAACATAATAAACTTTTATAAATATACATAGGATTTAAGTTAGGAGAACAAATAAATGTCTTTAGTCGTAAACAAACAATATGTAGCCAAAGACGCAAACGGCAAAACGATTACGGCTGATTATAGTTTTCACGCATTAAGTAGAGACGCTACAGGACTTCTAACATACACTAAAGTTAACTGGTTTGAAAATAGTAATATTGATATGGATAATGGACAAGGTCTTGCTTACGGTTCAGTAGGTGACTTTCAAGTGAACGAATTGACAAAAGCTAGTGGCTCATATCCAGTAGGAACAAATATTAACGAGATTCCTATTGATTATAGTTCAAGTGATGAACCAAGAGAGCCAAATACTAAAAACAGAAAGTATGAACAACATACTTTTGATGAGAACAATGCTAGATACTATATGGACGCAAACGGTAATTTAGTATTAAGAATTAATAACTCTTACCAGTATGGTGCTTCGCAAGATGGCGAAACAAGAAACTGGCAAGGTTAAAAAAAATATAGGGAAGAAAAATGGCAGATTTTGTACTAGGTAGACTAAAGTTTCACTTCAAAGGTTCTTGGACTACTTCAACGGCTTATATTAAAGATGACGTGGTCACTTATGGTGGTAATTCATTTGTTTGTCTAGTCAACCACACAGCAGCCTCAGATTTTTATACAGATTTAAACCACTCAACAGCTAAGTGGGAACAAATGGTTGGAGGTATTGATTACAAAGGTAATTGGGCTTCAACAACACTTTACAAAGTAGATGATATTGTAACCTTTGGTGGTTCAACATACAGATGTATTACAGGTCATACATCACAAGCAGATTTATATGACGATACTTCTAAATGGCAAGTTTTTGCCGGCGGTTTCGGTTGGAGAGGAAATTGGGCAACTGGCACAGCATACAGAAATGATGACGTTGTAAAATACGGTGCAAGTTTATATGTATGTACAACTCAACACACTTCTTCAGGTGCAACATTAGACGAAACTAAATTTAATTTATTCGTATCAGGATTAGAGTTTGAGGATAGTTGGGCAAGTTCAACACTTTACCAATTAGGTGATATTGTAACCTACGGCGGTTATCAATACGTTGCTGAAAGAGCAAATAACAATGTTCTTCCTTATAATAACTCGTCTGATTGGAAATTATTATCAACAGGATTTAATAACACAGGTACTTGGTCAAGTTCAACAGCATACAAAACTGGTGATACCGTTAATCACGGTGGTCATTATTATGTGGCTAAAATTGATGGTACAAACCAAGAACCAACAGGTACTACTGATTCATATTGGGATTTAGTAGTAGAAGGAATTTTCTGGAGAAGCAATTGGTCAAGTGGCACAGCTTATAAAGTTGGTGACGCAGTTAGTTATGGTTCATCTTCTTACAGGTCATTAACAAATCATACAGCGTCAGCGTTAAACAGACCAGATGTATCTGGTCAAACAGATTGGTCACTACTTGCTGAAGGTGATTCAAACGCAACACTAACTACAAGAGGTGATATTCTAACAAGAGACGCAACTCAACGAGTTAGATTGCCAATTGGTTCAGCAGGTCAATTCTTAAAATCAGATGGTACTGATTTAACTTGGTCTTATCCAAATGTAGGTAATAAAGTTTATTACGTATCAACACTAGGTACAGATAATACAGATACAGGTAGAGGTACTTCTCCTGAATTACCTTGGAGAACATTAAAATATGCTTGTACTCAATTAGCTTCAGATACAACAAATTTCAAAACAATTAAAGTAGAAACAGGAACATATACTGAACAATTGCCAATTAAAGTTCCTAGAAAAACTGCTATTATAGGTGATAACTTACGAAGTGTTACCATTTCACCTGATACTACAACAAACAACGGTGCTGGTGCAGGTATTTCAAGTGATAACTCTACACCTAATAATAGACAAACAATGTTTTATCTAAATGACTCTTGTACTTTATCAGGTATGACATTTAGTGGTATGACAGGTCAATTAGAAAGTTCAGCTAGTTCAGATGGTCTTACAAGATTAACTGAAGGCACAGGTACAAATGCTTCAGGTTCAGTTTGTGCTTTGGATCCAGGTTCTGGTCCGTCAGACACTTCAGTTCATATTATTCAAAGGTCACCTTTCGTACAAAACTGCTCATCTATTGGTTCAAGAGCTGTAGGTATTAAAATTGATGGTACTTTACACAACGCAGGTTTCAAATCAATTCTTGCAAATGACTTTACGCAAGTTCTTGATGGTGGTATCGGTGTATGGGCAAAAGGTGGTGCAAAATCAGAATTAGTATCAGTATTTACTTATTACTGCCACGTAGGTTATCTATGTGATAGTGGTGCAGTTATTCGTTCACTAAACTCAAACAACTCTTACGGTGAAAAAGGTTCAGTTGCTTCAGGTGTTGACGCAAACGAAACTCCTCTTTCAACAACGGTAACTACAAGAGACAATGAGGCAATTATTGGTAGAGCATTAGTATCAAACGCTGGTGTTTACAGAATAGAACAAGAATACGCAGGTGAATCTTACACGACTGCTACAGAAACAATTACAGGCTCAGGTGCAAATGCTAACTTCACAGCTGACTTTGCTGATGGAGCAGTAAAATATATTGATACAACAACAAATGGTGATGGTCACTTCACTACAATTGGTGTTGCTCAAAGTGGTACAACTACATCAATTAAATTAGCGGCCTCTGATACTCAAGCAAACAACTTTTATAATGGTATGAGACTTACAATTACAGATGGTACAGGTTCAGGTCAAACTGGTTACGTTGGTACATACACAGCGGCAACTAAAACTGCTACAATGTTTAAAGAAGACGGTTCAGCAGGTTTTGACGTATTTGGTCCAACAAGTGTTGCAGTTGCTCCTAACGCAACTTCAAGTTATGAAATTGAACCAAGAGTAACCATCACAGGCGGTGGTTCTCCTACAAGAAACGCATTAGCAAGAGTTGTAATTGAAAATCAAAAAATTAAAAAATTCTTAATACTTGATGGTGGTGCAGGTTATTCATCAGCTCCTTCAATTACGGTAACTGACCCTAACGCTTCAACATTAGGAACAGGTACAGCAACAATTGGTGATGGTGTAATTTCAAGATGGACTTATGTAGCTGCAGGTTCAGGTTATAAACAAGAGAACACAGCAGGTACCATAAGTGGTGATGGTTTTGCTGATATTTTACCAGTAGGTGCAACCGTTAAGACTTCAGGTCTTTCAACTTCACCAAAACCTGGTTCTAATATTGTATTCTCAAACGCTTCAGGTGTAAGTTATATTATTGTAACCGTGTTATCACACGTAAACGGTGGTATTACAAATTTAGAAGTGTCACCAAATATTTCAAAAGCAAATGCTCCAACACACGGAACAACTGCTACAATTAGAGAAAATTATTCAAACATAAGATTAACAGGTCACGACTTCCTAGATATTGGTACAGGTGGTATTGCAACTACAAACTATCCTGACTTAAATGGTTATACACAACAACCTGACCAAGCAGATGAAGTTGATGATTTAGATAGAGGTAGAGTATTCTATACTTCAACCGACCAAGATGGTAACTTTAGAGTTGGTGAATTGTTTAGAGTAGAACAATCAACAGGTAAGGCAACTTTGAACGCAGAAGC